TTAAGGCTCGTAAGAAACTTACTCAGTCTGATAGAGATACTTTGTATCAAGGTAGAATTAACCCTATCGCAACATTCTCTGATGTTGGAACAGTAATTTGGGGTAATAAAACTTTACAAATTTCGGATACAGCACTTAACAGAATTAACGTAAGAAGATTGTTGTTACAAGCTCGTAAGTTAATTTCAGCTGTGGCTGTTAGATTGTTATTTGAACAAAACGACTCAAGAGTTAGACAAGATTTCTTAGATGCTGTGAATCCTATTTTGGACGCAATCAGAAGAGATAGAGGTCTTTACGACTTTAGAGTAACAGTAAGTAACAACCCTGAAGACTTAGATAAAAACCAAATGGTTGGTAAGATTTATTTGAAACCAACAAAAGCTTTGGAATTTATTGATATTGAATTCTTCATCACTCCAACAGGAGCATCGTTTGAAAATATTTAATACTAATGTTGAAAAACAAAAAAAATATCCCAGTGTCATCATTACTTGAAGGTTTTGATGACGCTGGTTCGCCAGATTTAAAATATTATGCATTTGATTGGGACGACAATTTAATGTATATGCCGACAAAAATAATTCTTCAAGACGAAAAAGGTAACGAAGTACAAATGTCGACTGAAGATTACGCTAAATATAGACATGATATTGGTGTAAATAATTTTGACTATAAGGGTCACAAAATTGTTGGTTATGCTGACGAACCTTACAGAAATTTTAGAAAGGAGGGTGACAAACAATTTAAAATTGATTCAATGAAAGCAAAACCAGGTCCGGCTTGGTCTGACTTTATAGAAGCGGTTAATAATGGTTCAATATTTTCAATCATCACAGCAAGAGGTCACCACCCCGACACTATCAAAGACTCAATTTACAATTTAATAATTTCCAATCATAACGGGATTAATAAAGATTTATTAGTTAAGAATCTTAGAAAATACCGAGACTTGGCTGGTATGGAGGATAAAACTGATATGGACTTAATTAGAGATTATCTCGAATTAAACAAATATTACCCTGTAAGTTTTAACGACCCAACGGGTACCTCCAACCCTGAACAACTTAAAGTAGAGGCAATGAGAAACTTTATATCATTTGTAAAAGAACAAGCAAATATTTTAGGTAAAAATTTATATGTAAAAAATGATATAAGTAATAAGTTTATACCAACTATTGGTTTTTCAGATGATGACCTTAAAAATGTAGAAGCTATGAAGAAACATTTAGAAGATGAACCAATATTAAAGACTTATTATACTGGTAAAGGAACTAAAACTAGATTCTAAAGAATGATAAATTTTGAAAAAACAAAGTAAATACAAAAATTTTCCAGATGGATGTATTTATAACTAAATAAAAAGTAATAAAAAAAACAAAAAATAATATACCATGGCTGATTTATTGATGAAAATGCCGGTTCCTTACGAACCAAAAAGAGCTAACCGATTTATATTGAGTTTTGACCCAACATTGGGTATTAACGAATGGTTTGTTGAATCAACTGGAAGACCTTCAATTGATATCAATCCTGTGGAGATTCAATTTTTGAATACATCAACTTTCGTAGCTGGTAGATTCAAATGGAATCCAATGACCATAAAATTCCGTGACCCAATTGGTCCATCAGCAACTCAGGCTCTTATGGAGTGGGTTCGTTTACATGCAGAATCTGTAACAGGTCGTATGGGTTATGCGGCGGGTTACAAAAAAGATTTGTATTTGGAAATGTTAGACCCAACAGGTGTTGTTGTTGAAAAATGGATGTTGGTTGGTTCTATGATTACAAAGGCTGCTTGGGACAACGCTTCTTATAGTGATGACAAGTTGGCAACAATTGACGTGTCTATCCAAATGGACCGTTGTATCTTGATTTACTAAGATTGTATTTACTTTTTATTATTGATTAATAATCAAAGTGAGGTATATTTAACACAGGGACTAATTCCCTGTGTTTTTTTTTATGGACAATACTTTATTACAATACGGACAAGAAAATTTTAACTTACCACATGACGTAGTTAAATTACCTTCAGAAGGTAGATTTTACGCCTCTAAAAAGAAATCTGTTAAAGTTGGATACTTAACAGCGGCGGATGAAAATCTTCTTATGTCAACTAACCCTGATGATTTAATTATTAATTTAATTAGAAGTAAGGTTTATGAACATGATTTGAGACCCGATGATATGTTAAATGGTGATATTGAAGCCATCTTAATTTTCTTAAGAAACACATCTTTTGGTCCTGAATATAATATTACAGCAATTGACCCACAAACAGGAAAAAGATTTGAAAGTGAGGTTCTTTTAGATAGTTTAGATTTTAAAGTTCCAAACACACATCCAAATGATGATGGAACATATTCAATTACACTTCCAAAATCAGGGACAAATTTAAAAGTTAAACCTTTATCTTATAAAGAATTACAAGATATTGAAAAATTGGGTGACACATATCCAAAAGGAAGAGTTGCACCAAAAGTTACGTGGAGATTGATGAAACAAATTGTTTCAATTGAGGGGGATAGTACAGAACAAACAAAGGCAAAGTTTATTGAGGGGTTACCAATTATGGACTCAAAATACATCAGAAACTTTATATTGGAAAACGAACCATCAATTGATTTAAGAAAAACATTATTAGCCCCGTCAGGAGAAAAGGTTGAAGTCAACATCACCTTCGGGGCAGAGTTTTTTCGGGTTTTCTTCTGATTACGCAAAATACCAATTAGACGAATTTTATTTATTAGCAAAACATATGCATGTGTCATGGACAGATTTCATGAAGATGCCTTCGTATGCTAGAAGATATTTTGTGGATAAAATAATAGAACTTTCACAAAAAACCGATTGATTCTATTTATAAGATATGTTACAACCAACTAATGCGTCAACCCCTGAAGATGATGAAAAACTTAGTTTTGCGTCTAAGGCCATTAAATCTCTTCAAGAAGGTATAACAGATGTTTATAAAACAATAGAAAAAACTGTTAATGCAATGAACAAAACGTTAGATGAATCTAACGCTGCTCTTGCTAAAACTTTTGGTCAATCCCAAACATCTATTGTGGGGTTACGAGAAGAAATTGCCATAGCTCTTCCATCACTTGTTGCTATGGGAAGTTCTCTCGCTAATAACAACAATGATGCTTTAAAGATACAACAAAGTGTTTCAAAAAATTTACAAACAAACGTTATAACCTCAGCTCAAGTTACTGAACAACTTTTTGCAGCAAGTAAAGTTTTAGGTTTTACAGTTGAACAAAGTGGTGAGGTTGTTAAAGACTTTCAAAATGCTGGTATTCAAACAGGTGAAATGGTTGAAAACTTACAAGAAGTTGCTGACATTTCTCGTAGTGTTGGTGCCAATACAAGTGCAGTATTTGAATTAGTACGAAACAACCTTAGTCAGATTAATAAGTATGGTTTCCAAGATGGTGTTTCTGGTTTGGCTAGAATGGCGTCTCAAGCCGCAGGATTAAGAATTGATATGGGTGAAACTTTTGAGTTCGCAGGAAAAGTTTTTAATCCCGAAGGTGCTATTAATATGGTTGCAACATTCCAAAGACTTGGTGTTGCCGCGGGTGATTTGGCGGACCCATTTAGATTGATGTATTTGGCGTCTGAGGATACTGAAGAATTACAAAATCAAATTGTAAAAATGACTGAAAAGTTTGTACAATTTGATGAAAAATCTGGTAGATTTAAAGTTTTCCCTAATGCTAAGAGAGACTTAAAGGCGTTAGAAGAAGAAACGGGTTTTGCTTATAATGATTTGGTTAAGATGGGTGAGGGAATGGCCAAGTTAAAGATTATACAAGGTCAGTTTAAAATAGGTGCGTTTGATAAAGAAGCTCAACAATTTATTGCCAATGTTGCTCAGTTTAACAAAGAAAAAGGTGGTTTTACTGTAAAGTTAGGAATGGGTGAAGAAAAATTAGTAACACAACTTAGAGGTGAGGACTATGAAAAAATTCAAAAGGCAAACCAACCAAGAACACTTGAAGAATTGGCTAAAGACCAATTGAGTACTTTAGAGTTAATTGCGGCTAGTATACAGGCTGGAGGATTGAGAGTGGCGGCACCTGTGGCTGGTTCAAAATTTCCCGCAGATGAGGCTGAAATTGCCCGAGCAATGGCGCTTACATCACAAGCCGAAATTCAAAAATTATTTGGTAATACTCGAGAAACAATACGAACTATCGATGGAGGATATGAACAATTAGCGTCAATAACAATGAAAACGTTTAGTGGTAAAGCAAACCCTGGAGACTTTGAAAAATTATATACCCAAAGTACTGAAGCGTTCTTTAAGAATATTGAAAAATTTGGTAATACTTTATCTAATATGTCTTTGGCTGATATGAAACCATTTATATCTGAGACAAATTTATTGGCTAAATCAGCGGGTGCTGGTGCTACAGCATTAGAAAAATTTACAGACAAATTAAATGGTTTTACAACGGGAAAGACACCCCAAAATACAAATCTACAAACCACTCGAGATGTTAATCGAACTGATAACCTTAATGTTAATTTTTCACCAATAAAAGTTGATGGAAAATTTGACACCCCAAATGGTTCTGTAGAATTAACTCAAAAACAAATTGAGGCCATAGCCAAAATGATTGCCGATGCAATTGCTAAAGCAATCCCAACAACAAACTACGGAAATGTTCCTTCATCATTGGGGCGATAAAAAATTGAAAAGTTTCTATTTATTATAAAAACTAAACATGCCGAGTAGATTAACTCTTCCTGCGACCGAATTTGAAAGAAGACGAAATTTATTAAGGAACTTACCTCCTTATAGAAAACCAGGTGCTTTCACACCGATGGGTTCACCCGGTATTATTGAAACCGAATTAAATGATTACCAAGTTGTTGATTCACCTGATAACTTAATAGATAACAGTCCATTTTCAGATATTTTATATCCAAAGAATAAATTTGGTCCAAATGGTGGTTACGACAAAGATATTACGGGTTTAATTTCCAATTTACAATCGAAAAGTAATGTTGGTCCTTATGGTCCTGTTCCCCCATTTACAACTGCGTTACAAGATTACTCAACGACCTTTATTGGTAAGGCGTATATTAAAAACGCTTATAGTCCTGCAAGTGGTTCGTATTTTTATTACGAAATATCTGATTTAATTAAAAAACAACTGAATAAGACTTATTGGGAACCAATGAGTTTTGTTCCTTCAAGTTACTCACCTTACGCAGTTTTATTAGAAGAAGACCCAAGTGGAGACAATGGATTGGCATCTCAAGATTCACAATTGGCTCAAATTGGTGTGAAAGGTGCTAAAGATAGTTTCCAAGAAAGAGTTAATCAGAATGTAAGAACTCAAACATTGGGTCGTCTTAATATATTGGGGGGTATAAAAGACCCCGTACAATTGGCTCTTATTGTTGCGGGAAAAAGACCATTAATTGCTCGTGAGTTTAAAATTACTGCGGGTGGTGGAAATATATTATCACAAGGTCAAGATATTGTTGAAAGAATTGTTGGTTTTACATTACCGATTTCTCCAATACCTGGTGATTATTTTGAAAGACGAGATTACAACTCATCTCAATCGGCAACAAGAGCATTTTCTAATGGAAAAAGAGGTGGTTTATTTGGACTTCGTGGAAACAGACCAGTAAATCCATCACAGTTATTCTTGGATTATACTGGTTCAGGACAAAGAGAACAGTTAACCAATAGTTTATCTACAAACAAATACAGACCTTATTATAATACAGGGGGTTCTGGTATTTTATCAGCTCTTGGAAATGCTATTACAGGAGCATTTGCTAGAGATGAATCTGAAGGAAATTTCTATGTTGGTACTGCAGAAAGAGACCCATCGTTCATTACATCACCATCTGGTCAAATACCAATCGACCAATATGGTAACCAAGTATTGGCACCTGTATATGGTCCTGATTTATTAGCCAAAGACTTTGAGGGTGAAGATAATAACTTTATAACACCATTTGCTAGAACAAGTAATTTTGCTGAAACTGGTGACCTTTCAGGTGGTTTTTCATGGGTAAGTGGTAAGTGGGCTGCCAACTCGGGAAGACGAATGACCCCTAAAGGTGATTACGGAAGTGAAAGTCCTGATTGGAATCAAATTTCAGGTTCATTTATTAAGAGTGAATCAGATACAAAGACATTTAAACCTGGTTCTATTT